AACTAAAACTTCAAAAGGTGGTTATGCAGACTATTCAACATCAAAGTGGGCTCGTAAAGAGTCTGCACTAACAGACGTTGAACGTGCAGCAATCGAAGCACACGGTTTGTTTAACTTAGCTGACTTCTTGCCTAAGAAGCCCGGCGATGAAGAACTCAAAGTTATTCAGGAAATGTTTGAAGCATCAGTTGATGGACAAGCATATGACGTTGATCGTTGGGCGGCGTATTATCGTCCAGCAGGAGTTATGGCACCGCAAAATAACAATAACACTGCATCGCCAACTCCACCAGCAACACCACCGCAACCTGCAGAAGCAACACCTGTACAACCAGCACCAGCACCAGTAGCTGAGGCGGCGCCTACAGAAGCACCTGCACCAGAAGCAACTAGCTCAGGCAATGCACAAGATATCTTGGCAATGATCCGGGCTCGTCAATCATCTGAGCAATAATAGCAAAGGAACTAGAGCGGAGAAATCCGCTCTAGTTTAACATCAATGCTTACACAACTTGATCAAGAATTATACCCATTTGATTGCGAAGTAGTATCAATACCCGAATCGCAACAAAATGTGTTTTTAATTTATAAAAATGCTAGTTCTTCGATAAGGATGGAATCCGAAAAACAAAAAGGTTGGACATTTAATAATAAGGATGTACATAAACTTAAACATATTGATGTTTATTTACGTGATCCGCTAGAAAGATATATATCAGGAACAAATACATATCTTCAACGTTTATTAAAAGAAAATCCAAGTTTAGATAAAGACACTGCACTTTTCTTTATTAAAGAGTATAATTTTTTAAATAGACATTATTTGCCGCAATTTCATTGGTTGTTAAATTTACATCGTATGAATAGTCGTTGCATGATAACATTACATGATATTTCAGAAGTATCAAACATTACAGAATATATTGATACACCTGTGGGTACTGAATTAGATATGGATGTTGTGACTCGATTGGATATTAATAACAATAAAAAATTACAGTTTTGGTTTTTTATTGATTATATTCTAAGAGAAATGATTGGAAAAACAAAAAGTTTTGACGACATCATATTATACTATAAACAGCAACAACCTTTTGCATTTGCAGAAATGTTTAAAGATATTTGTGAATTATTAAGACCGGTATATGAACTGTCCACGCCTAAAACATTTCGTTAGATTGAATCCCGAAGGAAAACTTTCGTGTTGCGGCCACATGATGGATGCACCTTTGTTTTCGTCACTAGACGAAATGCACAATAGTAATTGGCACAACGATTTAACCGATAAGTTTAATAATGATGTTTGGCCCAACGAGTGTGTTAGATGTCAAACAACTGAACAGTTAAACGAAGGCAGTGTTCGATTGCGTACAATGCACAGACATGATGAGTTATCTGGATATAACTCAGACTATCTTATTGTTGGCGGAGTACTTGATAATGTGTGTAACAGCGCATGTCAAAGTTGTAACAGTGAATTGAGTACACTAATTGGCAATCTTGAAAGCGGTAAAAACGCAATTAAAATAAAAAATGTGTCTTTGTTTGATTCATTGCCACAGGATCGTATTGTACAACTAGATGTTAATGGTGGCGAACCAACTGCCAGTCCAAACTATAAAAAACTACTAAACAATTTGCCACCAAATGTAAAATATGTAAGAGTCAATACAAATGGCTCTCGTATGCTACCAAATATACGGCAAATTCTCGATCAAGATTTGCATTTAACTATTACACTCAGCCTTGATGGTATTGGTAATACACACGACTATGTAAGGTGGCCCATTAAATGGGAAAGTTATACTCGCGTAGTTGACCAATATAAAGAATTAACCAGTACGTATTCTAATCTGCATTTAGATTTTTGGACAACAGTTCATGCTTTAAATATTGGTACCATTGACCAAATAATAGAATATGCTAATTCAAAAGAAATATTATGGTTCTTTGGTATTTTAGAACAACCCAATGAACTTAATATAAAAATGAAAAACTCTTTTACTGTAGCAGCAAAGGAAAAATTGTTGTTGACTTCTAATGAAATCTGTAGTAAACTAGCAGAAATAACAGGGGTAGATAAAAACAATCAAGAGAGTTTAAATAGCTACATACAACAACAGGACAAGCTCAGATCAATATCTATCAATACATACCTTAAGGAAAACCATTATGCCAAAACCATTTGATATCTCAAAGTTCCGCAAGGACATTACAAAAAGCATTGACGGACTGTCAATTGGCTTTAATGATCCCACAGATTGGATCAGCACAGGAAATTATGCACTCAATTATCTTATTAGCGGTGACTTTAAAAAAGGTGTACCGCTAGGTAAAGTAACAGTGTTTGCAGGTGAATCAGGAGCCGGTAAAAGTTACTTTGCATCAGGCAATATTGTTAAAGCAGCTCAAGAGCAAGGCATCTTTGTAGTACTAATTGACAGCGAAAACGCACTTGACGAAACGTGGTTGCAAGCACTTGGCGTTGATACTTCTGATGATAAATTATTAAAACTCAGCATGGCAATGATTGACGATGTTGCCAAAACTATTAGTACGTTTATGTCCGATCTAAAAGCAACAGAACCAGAAGATCGTCCCAAAGTATTATTTGTAATTGACTCGCTTGGTATGTTGTTAACACCCACAGACATTAATCAATTTGATTCAGGAGATCTTAAAGGTGATTTAGGTCGTAAGCCCAAGGCACTAACTGCACTTGTACGTAACTGTGTAAACATGTTTGGTAGCTACAATGTAGGATTAGTAGCAACTAACCATACATATGCAAGTCAAGATATGTTTGATCCAGATGATAAGATCAGTGGCGGGCAAGGCTTTATATACGCAAGTAGTATTGTTGTTGCTATGAAGAAAATGAAACTAAAAGAAGATGAAGCTGGAAATAAAATTTCAGATGTACGTGGTATTCGTGCAGGGTGTAAAGTAATGAAAACACGCTATGCAAAACCATTTGAAGGTGTACAAGTTAAAATTCCTTACGAAACTGGTATGAATCCTTACAGTGGACTAGTAGATCTTGCAGAGAAAAAAGGATTACTTTCCAAAACAGGAAATCGTTTAAGGTTTTTAGAACGCAGTACAGGCGAAGAAGTAATACAATTTCGAAAAGCATGGGAAAATAATGAAAACAATTGCTTGGACAGATTGATGGCAGATTTTGTGTATATTGATAGCAATCCAAGTGTTGAAGAGCAAATAATTGAAGAGCAACTTAATAGCGAAGGACAGGATATTGCCCAAGAAGAAGTTAATGATTGATGTTTCGCCTAGAGGTTATATGTATGGTTTTCCAAAAGAACTGCCAGAAACAGCATGGAAACTAAAAGGCTCTAGGCCAATTTTTAATAAAGACTTTGATGTTGATAAATGGTTAGTTAAAAACGGATACCCACGCAGTTCACTTGAATCTAAAGCAATTAGAACATGGGTTGATAACGTTAAGGAACAATAATGTGGTATAGTCGAGTAACTCAAAATTTAGGATTAGTACCAGATTTTATTTCGTACTATGAAACAGAGTTACAGGAAGCAAAAAAAGAAGTTCGTATCGGCGGTGTAGTTGAACGTAACATTAGTTCACTGCCGGGCATAACTGAACAACGTTTTGGTCAGCTACAAGAAATTGAAGCTGTGTTAAACTACCTAAATATTCAACTTAGAAAAATAAGACGTAAACATTTTAAAACATATCTTGAAGGATACAACAGGGCATTAACTAGTCGTGATGCTGAAAAATATGTCGATGGCGAAGATGAAGTTATTGACTACGAAACCATTATTAATGAAGTTGCACTTTTGCGCAACAAATGGTTAGGTATCATGAAAGGATTAGATGCCAAGCAGTGGCAACTCGGACACATTGTTCGTTTAAGAACTGCTGGTATGGAAGATGTACAAATTCAATGAGGAATAACATTTAATGAACAATTATATTTTTACTAGCGAAAGTGTTAGCGATGGCCACCCAGATAAAGTTGCTGATCAAATCAGTGATGCACTTGTTGATGCAGGGTTAGCTGCAGGAGACGAAACAACTCGTGTTGCTGTTGAAACACTTGTAACTACAAATTATGTTTGTTTGGCGGGCGAAGTGAAAAACTTTAATGTTAGCACAGAAGAAGTTTTTAATATTGTTCGCAACAAAGTTCGTGAGATTGGATATGAGCAAGACGGGTTCCATTGGGAAAATCTTGATATTGTAAACAACATACACAGTCAAAGTGCTGACATTGGGCTCGGCACTGATAACTTTGGCGCAGGTGATCAAGGGTTAATGTTTGGTTATGCATGCAATGACAATGCTGCATATATGCCTGCACCAATTTACTATTCACATGAAATTTTAAAGATGATGCGAGATATTCGAGGCATAGCCGATAGACGACATGTACTAGGGCCTGATGCAAAGTCTCAAGTCAGCGTTGAGTATGAGGGTGGTATCCCTAAACGTGTTGATCAAGTTGTTGTTAGTACACAACATGCTGAAGGATTTTACGAAGAAGCTCAACGCATTGCAATAGAATGTTCAAATACAATATTAGGGAGTTTAATTGATGATAAAACTGTATTCCATCTTAATCCTACCGGTAATTTTGTTATTGGCGGGCCTGACGGTGATGCTGGCGTTACTGGGCGTAAAATTATCGTGGATACTTATGGCGGATTTGCTCCTCATGGTGGTGGTGCTTTTAGTGGTAAAGATCCAACAAAAGTAGATCGCAGTGCAGCTTATATGGCACGTTGGTTGGCTAAAAACGTAGTAGCAGATGAAATGGCTGACTGGTGCCAAATCCAGTTAAGCTATGCCATTGGTGTAAAAGAGCCAACTAGTATCTACATAGATAGTAATGGGCATAACCGCAGTATTGAAAAGTTTATTCGAGAAAACATTGATTTGACTCCTAAGGGTATTATTGATAGATTTGATTTGTTTAATTTTACAGATTACAGTAAGAACTGTACATACGGACATTTTGGCAATAAAAATGTACCTTGGGAAAATATAGGATGGTAACATGGGAAAAACTCATTGGTCAGGAACATTTTTTAACTTACCAAACCTAAATCAAAATTTGCCCAACTCAGAATGCAAATATTATATTGCTGTTAAAGGTAACTGGCCAGCACGTAGTTAATTTTACTACCCTAGAATATAGACTTCATAAGTACTAGATCAAATAGTATTAACGAGGTTTATAATGAAAGCTGGTAAAGTTTGGGGAGTAACAGAACTACTCGAAGCAAATGGAGTTTTAGAGTTTCATAGGATTGAAGCAGTTGCAGGCGGCGTTTGCAGTAAACATACACACAAATATAAATGGAATGGCTTTTTTGTTGAGTCAGGCAAAATGCTAATCCGTGTTTGGAAAAACAATTACGACTTAGTCGACGAAACTATTTTAGGCCCGGGACAATACACAAAAGTTGGCCCCGGAGAGTTTCATCAATTTGAAGCACTTGAAGATACAGTTGCCTTTGAACTGTACTGGGCAGAATTTAATCACGATGACATTGAGAGAGAAACAGTAGGTTATAAAGAATGAAAGTAGTGTTAGTCACCGGTGGGTTTGACCCACTGCACTCAGGACATATTGAATACTTTAAAGCTGCAAAAAAATTAGGTGACAAGTTGGTTGTTGGACTCAACACTGATGTTTGGCTAACACGTAAAAAAGGACGTCCGTTTATGCCCGGTGCTGAACGTTCTACTATTATACAAAATCTTAAAATTATTGATCATTGTATGTTGTTTACTGATGATGACGACACTGCAATTGAGGCAATTAAAAATGTTAAAATGATGTATCCTGATG